GAAAGGAACCAACTCGGCGTAGATGTCCATCGTGTCGGCATTGATCGCCGTGAAGATGGCTGGGTTCTCAAACAGTTCGAGATACGCCTGGTAGATCGCAACCTGGGCGGCATAGACCGGCTTGGAGACAGCCAGTTTGTTTTTCTCAAGATCACGCCAGGATTTCGACCCAAGGCACTTGTTTTCCCAAAGTGCCGGGTACTTGAATCCATCAGGCCCGCCAACAAAGACACCATCGATGTGCCCTTGCAGACGACCATCGGCCACTGAGAATCCAAACTGCTCGCCGTTGGCTTTATGGGTGCGCAAGTTGAAACCGGCCGCGCGCAGCCAGCCCACGACGCAGTCCTCGTTGATGTGGCCACGCTCAAAGATGCGCAGAATGCGTCCCTGCGTTTCCCGACCCGGATCCACCGCAGCCTGGGCATATTCGTATTGCAGCGCGCGCTCACACGACACGCCCAGACGGGATGCGCCCAGGTACTGGCGGGTTTTCTCCTTGGACCGGGTCTTTTGCAGACCCAGATCAATCAAGGTGCTGACCTGGGCGCTCACGCTTGACGATGAATTGAAATCCATCACTTGGCATCCTCCCAGGGCAGGTCGTTGGCCATATCCGCGAACCCAGTGGCCATGGGGTCAGGCACTTCCGGCAAACCCCGCACCGGTGGGTACTTGGCTTGCTCGTGGTACGCCACCATCGCCTGCGTAAAGCAGGTGACGATGGCTTCGATCACTTGCAGCGCTTGCGCTTCTGAGTAGTCGCCCAGCGGTTTGGTGAAACCGATCTCACCAGCAGCTTCGCCGAAAGCCTTGAGGCACTGGTGCATGGCGGCGCGCTCAACTTCAGAGAGATTGACCATAGCCACCTCCTGCTTGTCGACAAACCCGTCCTGCACGCGCGCCCAGTTGCCGTAGAGCATGTGAAACGCGTCTTGACAACGTTGCGAGCAAAACACCCAATCCAGCACATAGCGCTGGGGCTGACCGATGCGGTGTCGGTTGTCGGTATGGCCGTAGCCCTTTGCTTGCCTTGAACAAACCCAGCATTTCATCGCCTGCCTTTCTTCTTGCAGTTGACAAGACGTTCATTGATGGGACGGCGACCCTCGGTATAGCCATCACAGTCAACAAAAAAACGGGTTTTGCGGTGAGCACAACGACTCTGCTTGATCATCTGGTGCTGGTACGCACGAGTGCAGTCAGTGCAGTAGTCGCTGTCGCCGCAGTGGGTTTTGATTGCCAATATCCGCCATTGGCGGTATTGAGACTCGTCGCTGAAACACCTGGGGAACCTACAGTTCTTCGGTGTCGAAGTTGGAGCTATCGTTTGCTCTGTTTGCATCACGCCCTCCTTTACTGCGCCCATGTCGGTTTGCCCGACACCGGGGCTCTCTGCACTGCTGGCGCTTGAGGGGCAGCGCCTTGAGCTGGCGTGGCGGCCTGCGTCGGACTTGCTGGCGCGGCACTGACGGGCGCAGCTTTGGAGGGCACACCCATGAGGCGGGCGTATTCGGGGTGATCAGGCTCGACGGCTATCTTGACCACGTTGCGGTCTTCACCCCGGTCATCTTTTTCGATATCGACGCGTACTGCGAATTCGATGCCGTCAAGGTCACCGAAACCCTGAATACGCCGGGCAGAAACTGCCTGTGGGCTGTTGTCCTGGGGCAGTACGTTCCTGGCACTGTTCAGTGCGGCGCGCACAAAGGTGCGACCCATCTGCGACCAGGTCGGCCCCTTCGGTGAATACAGACCGATGTTCGACCACATCTTGCGTTTGGCAAATTCACCGGCGGTGATGACAAACTCGGCTGCCAAGTAGACTGCTCCAGTTTTTGGTGATTGAGTCGGATAGCCGTCGCTCCAGCCCTGAGTTGCGTCATAGTGGCCACCGGGCTTGAGCGTCATGCGCACCGCAACAATCACCCCCTTGGGGATCAAGTTAAAACCGGACTGCTGAGCCTGCGCGTCGTTGTAATCAGACCAGGCGTTGGTTGTCGTGTTGTTGTCGTTCATTTGAATTACTCCTTGGAATCAATGGGTGTGGGAACAATGAGGTTGGAAACTGGGATGGAAACAGGGGTGCCAGCGCACTTGGCAATGAGCGCGCCCAAGTTCGGCGGCTCCAACAGGTCAAGGCGGCCGCTGCGGTCTTTGGCCGGGTAGCCGTAGGAGTTGATGGTCTGGGTGACAAAGGCGCGGTATGAGGTGCCGTCTTCGGCCTTGATTTCTGCCAGCGTCACCACTTCATCAAGGATTCCACCAATCTCCAAGCTGGTCTTGCTGCCCTCAATCTGAGGCGCGAACACCTTCCGATTGAAATCATCCAAGCGTTCATCGAGGATGGCCACGAAGACGACGTTTTTGCCTCGGGCATGTTGCAGATGGGTCAGCGCGCCGATCATTTCCTGACCGAGCTGTCCGTAGGCTGAGCGCAGGTCAGGTTTGCCCGATCGGTCGCTGACAGCACCAGGCTGCGTCTTGCACCACGCAAAGCACTGGCGAGACAGCTGCGTGATCGAGTCCAGGAAGAAGGTCGTGTAGTGGTCAAGCTGGGATGGGTCACCAAACTTGTCGAGCACATGGTCGTAATGCGCTTTCGAGAACGCACTCTCTGGCGGCAGTGACAGATCCGGACCGGCAAGGAATACAAAGAAATCACGGCTCTCAGGCCAGGAAGCTGGACGGATGGTGTCACCGGGCCAGTCCGAAACTGCCAAGTCACCGGCCTCGATGTCGATGAACAGGGTCGTTTGGGGATCGAGGTCTTTGAGCCGGGAGGTTTTGCCGATGCCCGATTTGCCCAGCATCAAAAGCTTGACGCCTTTGCGCTCGGCCATACGTTCAAGGGCGGAGACGATAGGGAGGGTTTTCATGAATCAAGCCCTTCCAGGTTCAAAGTGAAGGAGGGTTTGCCGGCTTCGACCGTGCGGGCGCTGGCAAACTGCTGCTGAAGCGCTGGTGGCCAGTTGGTGTATCGGGTTTCCGATACCGCTAACTTGACGTCGATGTAGCTCTTGACTTGCTCGCCGGATGCGACGACTCGCTCGGCAATCTCGCTGAGTTGCTTTTGGTCCCAACTGACTTTCTTTGGCAATTCAAACTTGATTTGCAGAGCACCGTCGCAGAGGTGTGCGGTGCCAAAATCGCGTCCGGACTCACGCAGCGCGGCTCTGGCTTGCTCGCCATAGCACTGCTCCAGGGCAGCGTCGAACTTGGTGCGGGCCTGTTTGAGCCAGGCGATAGCCTTGTTCAGATTGATGTCAATTTCGTGTTTTTGCGCCGACGGCAATTGGGCCAGTTGGCTGACAGACATCTCGGCGATGTCAGCGGGAAAAAGAGTGAGGTCGGTCATGATTGGCCCCCTCACTGATAAACCGGACTCGAAGTCGAGTTGCGTGAAACACGCCGCTCGTAGGCTTCGATTTCAGGAATCAGATAAGTAACTCTTGAGCCCATCTTGCAAAAGATGGGACCGAGTTGCTCTTGTCGCCAGCGGCGCAGGGTTTTGACGGAGAGTCCCCATCGTTGGGAGAGCTCTTGCTCGTCAAGGGCAAGGCGGAAATTCGCTTGAAGAACTGGTTGTCGGCCAAGCCGATCAGAATGAATAAAAGATATGCTGTTTTGCATTTCGGTGTACCTCCTGGATGGAATGCACACCGATGTTCTGGCCGGGTTTTATGGTCGATTTATGGCGCCATTTATGGTTTCTTTTATGGTTTTTTGAATTGCACCGCGACGGATGCGATATTTGCCCCGTCCAACCCGCTGAAACACCAGGTCACGCTTGGCAGCGCTGCCAAAAGCGTCTTCAAACGATTGATAACCTGTCTTGGCCGCCTCGTTGGCTTCAGCCCAGGGTCTGACCGGTGGGTTCTTGTCTGGAGATCCCCACATTTGAGAGACGATCTTGAATTGCTCGTCAGTGAGCTTCAGTGGCTGCGCTATATGCGCCAGTTTGAGCAGATTGCCGTCGAAATACTCATCGGGTGTGTTCTCGGCCCTGATCGACGCGTAGCGCATCAAGATTCGATCCAGGGCTTGCCGGTTGAACGTGCTCTGATTGCCATCGAACTCCACCAAATCTGCAAGACAGCGCTCAATGTGCTCGCCAAATAACTTCGGATTAGAAACTTTGTCAACGAACAAGATGCCATTGCCAGGGTCGACCTTGTCGTCAAGCACGGCCTTGATTTGATCGCGGATCTGATCCTGACTGCGCCGAGCGATGTAGACCTGAGCAAACCTGTGGGTGCTGCCCACGCGAACTTCGCCCAAGTGCCACAGGTGGCCGGCAAGCTGCTCCCGTTTGATCGATTTTCGACTTGGCTCAATGCCGATGAAATCGCTCAGGTCATCAAGCCATTTGTCGATGCAGACGTTGTAGTGCGTAACCTCCCAGAGTGGGGCAACCACGGTGTGCCGCCGACGCTGTGGATTTTGATAGCGATAGACCTCAGCGGTCTCATCGATTTCGATCTCAACTTCCACCTCATCGCCAAAGAAATCGGCCATGTGAAAGCTGGAATAACCCGCTACCCGGACCCACTCACGGCTAAGTAACTCGACGCGATAGCGTTGCAGTTTGTTCTCAAAAAACTCCGTGTGTACGTCTTGCAAGCTGTCCAGCAGTTCTATCAACCGCACAAACGGCGACAGGTTCATGTCAGTGCGACCTCTTTCATGACACCCAGACTGATCAGTTGCTGTCGTACCAACTCACGGTCGTCGGCAGTTTTGCAGCGGCTGCTCAGTCCGTTGGGTCTGGTGATCTGAACAAAAATGTTGTGCGCCTTGCGATTGACCAGTTTGGCAATCGACAGACTCAGATTGACGCGGCTGATGTCGTCACCAGAGATGGTCTTGAACTGATAGGCATCGGATGCAACCGTGTAGAGGTCACGACAATCGCGCCGATCACGCGAGATTTCCATCTGGCTGGTCAATTGGCGCCTATCTTCCCGCCCTCTTATGGCCAGTGGGCTTGTCAATCGAGTGACGTTCGTCAGGCGAATCTTTTGAATGGTCACTGCGTTGACACCGTCTACCAAGGCGCCCTCAATCTTGTTGATGATGGCGCTCGTGCCGAACTCCTTGAGTTCGAAAGTACACATGGG